AATATTCTATTGACTTCACTAGACTCGTCCAGTGACAAAGTATCCTCTTCAAGAATTATACCATCGGTATCTGTCCCGTAAACATCTCTAGCTAAACTTTCTGTTTCTGATATAACCAGATCGCCCAATACTGATTCGGTATTACTATCTGTTTCATTATCCATACCAGTTGCAGCATTACCAGACTCCAACCGTAAAGCAAATCCATCATCAAGAGCAGCAGTGGTTGAAACAAACAAATTATAAAGACTAGTGTCATAAGAAGACTTTGCTGTATTGATATTGTTTGATGGCATCCAGAAAACAGTGCCAGGTTCTTGATCGAAAATAAAAAAGGTTGCTTGACCAGTATCAGTATCTTGTGCTTTTGCTCTAGCCTTAGAAAGATACAGAGGATAATAATAAGTCTGTGCGTCACTAAATCTTCTATCTGTTCCAAACACTGCATATGGTTCGCCAACTACTGTTGCAATAGATGTACCGTCTAACAAAGTTCTATTTGTAATGAAAGATGTTTTTGTGGCATCCTCTTGTACAATAACCTCTGGTGTTCCATCTATTGCATCTTCGGTTGATAATCTACCACCTGTAACAGACACAAAGGCCCTGGCATCTGAAATCGAACTATCGCTAGAACTATTTGTAAATTTGACTCCATCACCAATGTTATATCCAGAACCACCGGCATCAATGTGAATATCACTAATAGAGCCTGGTTTAATTTCACTGACCTTAGCACTTGCAACACCATTTCCTATTGATGTGTCAAGAGTTACAGAATCGCCAATACTATAAAGGATACCGCCAAAATCACCAGCAGTAACACTCAACACAATACTTTGAATGGTGAACTGCATAGTAAAGTCACCAGAAGTAGATACTCCCGAAATAGTTTCAGATGCAGTAAATCCTGTACCTTGTATTGAGTCTTTTCTCAAAGTAAATTCAACAACAGCATCAGTGCCCTGATTGAATGACGATACGCTTATGATTTGTGCAGTGGTTCCAGAAGAAGAACCAGTAACTTCTTGACCAACCATTTCAGCAGGGATTGCACCTTGAGAATCAGAGGTGCATCGAATAGCTATGGGGTTAGACCAATTACCATCACTCATCCTCAACATATATTTTGCTGGGTAAGTAATTGTTGCCTCTTCACCTAAGAATATTCTAAAGAAAAGTTTATGACCTTCGGACGTTCCTTTTGCAGCATACAAGTCTCGAATTTGTTTGATAAGATTTCTTTTGGATACACCACTCGCAAGGGAGAGTGGAATTGATTCCATAAAGGAATCTCTGAACGCACTTAGAAAATGATCAACCGTATTATCTGGGTCAGCATACTCTAACAACTGTTGGATATTTTGAACAGGGTTCGCACGATACTTATTAAGAGTGGACGTAGCGCCACTCGTTGTACCCGTAATAGTTTCTCCCTCAATGAATCTTTGGTTAGCAGTTATGAACAGCTGTTCATCATTATCTACTAGTATTGTAGCAGTAGCATTACTTGTTGATCCAGTAATCGTTTCACCGATTTCAAACTTACCTGTAGTACCACTACCACTTTCAAAAACAATTTTATCAGCAGCGTTTGATCCAAACAGGTCTGTAGAATCTAAAACCAGAAAATTAGTTGAAAGAGTTTCTAATAGGACTTGATCAATAGTCCCATCAATATCTATCTGAGCAGATTCTAAAAACCGATAATACTGTCTAAGAAATTCAACAAATATGGGATGATCAGCCTGAATATAATCAGGAACCTGACCATCTATTTGAGGTGATATCTTAGTATTAAAGGCGCTATCGAAAGGGGCCATTGTTCTAGTAACTCGTTCCTGTTGCGTCTACTCCTGCCGAAGTAGCACTAAAGTTAGCAGCGCCACCTTCATCTCCTACAGCAATAGTATCGACTCCACCTGTGACCTTGGTGTTTACTGTGTCAATTTCTAATATCTGATTTCTGAGTGCGACTATATCATTTGATCTAGGAAGAACAACAACACGAATACGAGTAGAAGTTGCACCATCAACATTTGAAATTGAAGTTATAACGATATTGTTAATCGCAATAGCCCCTGTCACATAGTCAACTGTTCCTGCCGTTTCGTTGGTATAGTTTCTCGTAGCACCTGTTAGGTAGTAAGTTCTTAGATTTCCGTTTCCATCATCATCAAAGAATTGTTCATTTGTAGAGTTGGTTCCAGAAACATAAAATCCTGTGGATGTTAAGATACCACCCATGTCACTGTTGTGTCCAGCATGAGGATTATATAATGCATTATTATAATACAGGTTATAGGATTTTGATTCACCTTTTTCTGGAGTAAAATATTTTGCTAGTCTAGGATTAACTGAACTACTAGTTATTGAATTATCAGTAGAGTCTATCAAACTCAATAATTTTGAATGACGCAAGATAGCATCAAACTTAACTAACTCTGTAGTGTTGTAGTCTATAATGGTTTGAGTAACTTCAGTAACCAACGTATCCTTAGTTTTCGTGGTGGCACTAGAGTCATATTTAAAATCGCATGTCAATAGAACATACATGAAATCTGGATCAACAATTACTGGCGTTATAGATGCCACAGTAAACTTTCCAAGTTGACTTACTAGACCAGTTTTTTCAACCTCTGTCAAATTGGTGCCAAGATTATTTCTTACAGATATAAAGACCTTTCCATATTCCGCTGTAGATACAACACCTAAACTAGAATCAAACGAACCGTTTTCTCCACCAAACACTTGAATTGCAGTAGCGTTAGGATATAGCTTCTGTACAAAAACTTTATAGTCGTTAGTTGTCACACATCGTCCCTGTGATGCATAGTCTAAGGGTGCAGATAATTTTATAGACTGAATAGTTTCTGCAGCTGCCCCACCAGAAGCAATTTCCAATGTTGTGGTTGTAACATCAACAACTGTATTGATTGCTCCAGAGTTTGTAAATGCAAAAGCACCGTTAGCTTCATCAATATTTGTTACTACACACTTTAGTATGACAATATTACCGTCACTAAGTTTTTTACTTACAACGCCATCGCCGAAGTATACTTCAAATTGCCCGTCTGAAACTTCTTGTAAATAGTATACCGTACTATCTCCCGTCAGTTGAGTTATGTCTGTAGCTTTGGTATAGGTTACTGTGGTTGAGTCGGAGGAAGAGTTTTGAACTTGAACAGTCAACGTTGTGGTATCTGCCTTGTCAGTATTCAACAAGAATTTTTGATTTACATCAGTCGAATCAGCTGTGTATCTGGTGGTAACATAACTTCCTTCGTAAATTGGAATATCGCTAAAAGTTATTCCAGCACCTGCTTGGGAAGCAGTGAAGTCAGATACAGTTACAAACTGATAAGAAACATTATTGATGGTAGTTGTAAAAACTTGACCCGCATTCATTGTTGCAGTGGCTAAAGTTGCATCATTGAGTGTAACATTAACTTTCGATCTTGGAGCTCTGACAGATCGTGTTTCATATCCCAAAGTTTTTGCATGAGATACTACACTGGATCGCAACGCTGCACTGTCGATGAACATTTCATTCGCAAGCATGTTTGCATGAAATCCAAGGTAATGAGTATTATACGCTAACACATCTAACAGTGCGCTCATACCTGACCCTTCAAAGTCGTAGTCAAGAAACTGGTCTTGGTTTCTTAGAAAGGTCTTGAGATTAGTCTTGACCGTATCGAAATCCAAACCAGATATTTCTAATTTTTTATTATTTGCCATTATCGTAATACCTCCAACAGCACGTTTATAGTCGCTATATTATTTGGTTGAGTCCTGATTGAAAAAGTTACTTTCATATCATATGCATTACGATCTAGGTCTGGCGTAACATCTACAGCAATCACAACAGCTCTTGGTTCATAATTTGCAATAACATCTTGAGCTGCTTGTGATAATGCAATGGTAGTTAAAGGACTGAGATTTTCAAACAACAAATTTCTAACTCCAGAACCAATCTCAGGATGAAATGGTTTCTCATAGAAATTAGTCAATATCAAATTTCTCACTGAACGTTTAATAGCAGTAACGTTGGTCAAGACATTTACATCTTTGTCTCTTGATCTTTTGGTAAAAAATAAATCCAAATCGCTATACTGCCTAACTGACAATGGAGAATTATTTGTTCTCTCTGCATCTGTTAAAGCGGTAAGTTCTTTAAAGCTATTTGTTTTTTCTACGGTTGCCATTATTACTCCAAGGTAGTTTGTATTATTTATAAAGAATTATTAAAGTTCATACAAGGCCTTTGCTGGTATATACTCAATTGTTTCTGCATCTGCAATACGAACCTCTGATATAACTGCTTCAATATTTTCTTGCCAATAATTTAAAAAACTATGGACCCGTGGATATTCGGGAACAATGTCACTCGTTTGCCAAACAAACTTCTGTAACACATTGGTATAGTCCGGCATCCAATATAGTATGTCAACCGTAACTAAACTTTTTTTTCTTATTATCATAATACATCATCTATTTCTAATAGACCCTCCACTTCTTCTTCACCAGTTGTTCTTGCCGGGCTAACTGGATGAGTATGATCAACCTTTCCACCCTCTTTGTCAACATAATGATCTTTGTCGATCTTTTCTTGGAAATCATCAACATAGTGATATGTGGCAACGTCTTGGTGTAATATTCCAGTTGTGCCAACGATGGTTGTGTTAAGTGATGAACTGTAAGACTCTGTTACTGCTCCAGCAACGCTTTGTGTAAGTGTTCCTCCAATAACTTCCCTTACATTACCATCAACTTGAATATTCCAATCACCTTTAATATAGGTGTTACAGTTGGAGTCGATTGTAAGGTTTGCAGTTCCTTTGATATTAACGTAATTAGAGCCTGCAACAACTTCGTAATTGTCTCCAACAACTCTTGTTTGTTTATTTCCATCCGCATCAATTTCATAAAATGTTCCGACAGTATGATATTCATGAATACGCTCAGAACCAGGCGTATCATCATATTCTTTAATATGACCACTCTCTGATTCAAATACATGATTATATGGATACTTTGAACCATATCGTGGACGGCTATTCTTATTAGTATCAGTTGTAAGAGGTTCTTTCCAACTATCGGCAGAATTAGCGAGCCGAATGTCTTGGGTTGTACTATTATCCTTTGCGGTTAATACTCCATGATCTCCACCTCTTGCTAGACGGTTTGTATCAGACTCACCATAGGTATGACCAGAAGCTCGTCCAAAGACGCCATCCTTATCATCTTTACCATTAACAAACCCACCTAATGGATAAGGACCATAGGACTCTTTGCCGTAGTCCGGCCGGACGTTCTCAGCTAAATCCCCTTCAATCTCGCCACCAATATCTGTATACCTATCAATAGGATTGAAAGTCTTAT